ACAATTTAAGATGAACGCCTTTGCCGATCCCGACTCCTCTAATAGTCCTATTCTATCCGACGTGATCTTTCCTTCAGTTCGACGTACATTCACTCATGCAACATATGTCACACTACCACTTCCGACTGATCTGTACCGGGCCTTATGCTGTGTTGAGAATTATCTTGAACGATTGTACACCGCCGATGTTACACGGTACGTTGATGTCGTCTCAAACTACCGGAAAACCGCAGTATCTTCGCGCTGTTCCTCACATATTCATGATTGATTCAATGGATAAGTTTTCTACCTCGCATGCAACGCTGCTATCGAAGTGTCCTCAAGAATACGTGTCTTCGGATATAACGGTCATTACATCTCCCACTGCTCAGGATATCGCTAGGTCTATTCGTGCAAACAAACACGTCGTGTGCGCTACTTTACCGGTTGGAGTGTTCAATGACGCAATTGTATTTTCAAGTATAACGGTCCCCGATTGCACGAAATATCTACGTAGAACTTTCCATGCGCTATTACGCAGACTGTCTTTTGGGCACTCATGTTATTCATGTTCTAATGTATTGCAACTGTCCCTCCCCCCCTGGCTCTCTGTCCTCGCGTCTGGATGGAAAAGATATGTGCCGAGTTCTTCCAACGACGATCTCGCTAAATTTTACCTCCAACCATCGAGCTCGCCCAACCAAATCGTCACTAATGTCCAAGACTTACAAGATTTCGTTACCAACCAGCTCAAGTCTGATGTTGATGTTGTGTACTTTGACGATGTGCTCACCACTGACGGAATTACGATTGGTGAGAAAATTAGATCTACGGGCGCTCAGTTTAATGTCGCGAGGGACTTGACTCACTTCAACATCATAAAGCAACGATACGTTGAGCAGACATCCATTCGCACGCGTCGCCAGCACAAGAAAGATCTTCACGCTAGCAAGAGGAAGCAGACCATTACTGCACGCGTATTTCCACCGGTATATCTGTTCGACATCACCGTCACAATAAAATCCTGGAGTTCGGCTATGCCGATGTCGCAACAACGCCGTCTATCTCGCGTGTATTCTGACTTAATCCAACTGTCCAAGAAACCCCTGACAGTCCTACACATGCTCTCCTGGGATGGACCGAATACAATTTCAACGGACGACGATATATGGTCTCAGTTCACCGAGTGGTTGTTTGGTGTTGTTCAGAACGTTGATGAAACAATGGCTCGGTTGCTCACTGCGATTCCGTACATGTCTGTTATGGTTGCGGTGTCCCGCAGAGGCTTTGGCACGTGGATCGACTTTCGAAATTGGACGGAAGGCTTTTCGCTAAGCAAGATTCTGGTCGGTCGTACGTACATGGTAGGAAAGAAAAATTCTGGGAAGGGGATGATCGGGAAACTTATTTGGAAGTTAGGAGTTCCGGTTATCGATTCAGATGACTATGGTCGCGTTCTACTCATAGCAGAAGATCAGGGTGTGCCGCTTAATGAGGCTGTTCATCGGCATTTCTCGTTAACGTATCAACAACGCGACACCGCTCCGACGGTATTCGAAAAAGCAATGGACGATATTGTCAGGGACCTTGCTGTAGTGCGTTATGCCATTCCAGAGGTTGACCACCCCGCTCTGATCGCCTTTGGTCGTGTATATGATGAATTAACGTCGAAATATAAGTACGCCGATTTCGAACGTGTTGTCCGATCGCACATCGCGTCAGAAGGGGTCTTGGCACCTGATGGTACGTTGCTTAAAGTTGATGATCGATTTGTTTTTTCAACACACTGCTCAGAGGAAGCCACGCAGGTGTTAGGCGCTAACTATATGTTTCAGTTGTCTACGGCGATAGACTCATACATTGGCGTATTGCTTCGGGGTCAACACAGTAACGCAATTAGCGAGTTGATGTTGGCTGTGTACTACGATCGAATACATGTTAATATCTTCGACCTTGTACCTACGGGGGTAGTTTGCACTGTTCTGCGGACCGGATTGGCACGGCTTGTTCCAAAGGCGTAGTCTCGGTGTCTTACACCACTGTATGCAGAC